CCAAAAGGCAAGGTCTACAGCAACGCGGACATTGAAAAGATGTTTCGTAGAGCCACAGACTTGGGAACTAAAGGGCAGATCGACGCGGCAAAGAAACTTGAAGCTGAAATTGATGCTGCATACATGGAAGGTCGCGTAGTTGCGTGATCCGTGTTACAGCGTTGAAACCCAACCTGTTATTTTTTAGGAGGCCAAAATGGCTGCTGTATATCCCGTCCAAGCTCCGTTTAATACGAGCACATCGTACTCCGGTGCGTTTATCCCCACCCTGTGGTCTGGCAAATTGCTGGCCAAGTTTTACCAAAACACAATGTTGTCTGAAATCGCTAACACCGATTACGAAGGCGAGTTGAAGAACCAAGGCGATACCATCCGTATCCGTCTGGCTCCTTCAATCAGCATCTCTGACTACACTGTTGGCCAGAACTTGTCTTACGAAGTCCCCACTCCTATCTTCCAAGATATGCAAGTGAACAAGGGTAAGTACTTCGGCGTTCAAGTGAACGACGTTTTGTCATACCAGTCTGACATGAACTTGATGAACATGTTCACAGAAGACGCTGCCAAGCAGTTGAAAATTTCTATTGAAAACGAAGTTTTCTTCAACAACATGGTCACTGAAGGCCCTGCTGCTGCTAACGAAGGCGCTACTGCTGGTGCTATTTCTGCTGCCTATAACTTGGGCACTGACGTAACTCCTATCGACCAAGCCACTCCTGAAAACGTGTTGAAGGGTATCCTGCGCATGTCTACAGTCTTGGACGAGCAGAACGTTCCCGAAGATGGCCGTTGGTTGATTATCAGCCCCTTCGACCGTCACCTGTTGATGCAATCTAACATCGCTCAAGCCTACTTTACTGGCGACGCTCAGTCGACCATTCGTAGCGGCAAGATCGGTATGTTGGATCGTTTCACAGTTTACGTGTCTAACTTGCTCCCACGCGGCGCAGCAGGTAAGGCTTTGGTAGCTGGTCTGACTGATCCCGCCACTGGCGGTGCTGTGGCTAGCGCCAAGGCTCGTCGTACTATGGTCGCCGGCACCAAGGCAGCAATGTCTTTCGCCATGACTGTAAACAAGACAGAACCTTTGCGTAACCAAACAGACTTCGGCGATATCGTCCGCGGTTTGGCTGTGTACGGTCGCAAGACTGTTAAGCCTGAGGCTTTGGTTGTTGCTCAAGTCGGCTCTGCCAGCTAATAAACTGGGCCCCTACGGGGGCCCTTTCTTTATTCTTATTCTTTGGAGATTCTTATGTCTACTCAATTTTCCCGCAGTATCGGTGGCTATCAAACAGCCACTGCTGGTACAACGCAGACTCAGGCCGGTGCTACTGCACTAACTGGTGCTATTAACGTCGTAACTACAGGTACCGCTAGCGATGGTGTTAAGTTGCCTGCTGAGCGTCCAGTTGGTGACATCGTTCATATTGTGAACATTTCTAACGCTGCTTTGAATGTGTACGCTTCCACTGGTGGCGCAATCAACGGCGGTTCTGCTAATGCTGCTAAAGCTTTGGCTGCTAACATGTCTGGTGCTTACATCAGCTTGGGCAGTGAAAACTGGGGCGCTGTTCTCAGCGCCTAATCGGTGGCACAATAAAGGGGCTCTTCGGAGCCCCTTTTTTAATAGGAGATTTTTATGAACGTGATCGACCTTACAACTCGCCTTGGTGGTGAGTTTCTTGCAAACAAAGCTCGTGCTACCGTTGACGGGCAAATTGTTATTCTTGCTCGGTTAGTTGAGCAAGATTGGGTGTACACAGAAGAAGGCCAGAATCTGGCTAATTTGCACTCTAATCTTGATGAAACAAAAACAACATCAAAGTCTCGCAAAAAATCTGCTGAACTGGTAGAATCCGTTGAGGCAGCGCCTGAACCTGAGATTACCGAAGTTTCCGCTGAGCCTCAGATCGAACTGTAAGGTACGTCATGAAAGCTCTTAGTGCTTTTTATTCGCGCATTTTGCCCCACTTGCCCGGTTGTCCCGAGCCGGTGGTGGATCAGATGCTGCTGACATCCGCTATTGAGTTTTGTGAAAAATCGCAGGTTCTTAGGCAGAACCTCGATTCAATTTCTACTGTTGCTGACATTGGTGAATACGACTTAGATAGTCCATCTGCTCAACTAATTATCAGCCGAGTTCTTGGCGTAACTGCTGACGGCATTCCTCTTGTCGGCGACATGGCCGAAAGTTTTCCTAGGTACTTACCCGTAGATTCTGGCATTCCTAGTTCGTTTTATGTCGACCGGACAGACTCCCAGTTTGTTCTTCGTCTTTTGCCAACTCCGGATGATGTCTATACGTTAGTAACGACAGTTGCACTGCGCCCAGCTATGACAGCTACGCAGCTCGAAGACGACTTGTACAACCGTTGGATTGAGCCAGTTGTGTCCGGAGCAATCTACAGGGCTATGCTTCTTCCAGATCAGCCTTTTACTAACTACGCCCGCGCTTCGCAGGTACAGATGGAAACGGCTCGTCATATTACGAACTCTCGCATAGAAGGCAACTACGGTCATGTTCGTGGTTCTATGCGCGTTCGTTCACGCCCATTTGTGTAAGGCCATAAATGACTACTTCCGCACAATCAGTTTTACTTCGGGTCGTAGGAACTTTGCAAGATGCGTCCGCTGTTCGCTGGGCAACAAACGAGCTTGTACGTTACCTCAATGATGGTCAACGGGATATTACTGTCTACCGCCCAGATGCTACGGCTACAACCGCTACGCTTACTTGTGTAGCAGGTACAAGGCAAACCCTGCCTGCGGCGGCGTCTAAGCTTATAGACATTGTGCGCAATGTTGCAGCAACAAGTAGCAAACAGGTTGTTCGTAAAGTTAATCGTCAGATGCTGGATTCAATAAGCCCTTCGTGGCACATTGCAACCTCTAGCGTTAACATTTCAAACTACATGTACGATCCGATTGACCCTAGGGTCTTTTATGTGTATCCGCCCGCTACGACACTGGCTCAACTGTCAACCGTCTACTCGGCGTATCCAACTGACATTGCTGAGCCTGCTGACAATGCCCTTTACACAGCAGTGACTGGCAACATTAGTGTTGCTGATATTTTTGCTAATGCGCTTGCGGACTACATTTTGTTTCGTGCGTTTAGTAAAGATGCGGAGTCTTCAGCAAATGCTAGTCGGGCTCAGGCGCACTATGCCCTTTACACAACGGCGCTTAGCACTGAGCTAAGAGGCACAACTTCTATTGCACCAAGTACGTCTGGAGCTCCAAACCATGGCTGAGAAAATTAAACTAGTTCAAGGTGACGTAAACCGCCCGCAGGTTCAAGCAACAATTACTGACGAAAATACAGGCAATATTGTTGATATCACAGGCGCAACTGTGCTACTTAAATTTCGTAAAGTTGGAGCAACAACTCTGCAAGATACTATGACTGGCACTGTGACCGACGGCGCAGCGGGCTTGGTTGTGTTTCAAATGAGCGAGCTGTCAATGGCAGGAGAAGCTGGCGACTATGAGGGTGAGATTCAAGTAACGTTTGCTTCTGGCGGCGGCGTTCAAACCGTGTACGATCTTTTAAAGTTTAAGATGCGGCAGGATTTCTAATGCGCTCTACTTATGAGTACATCCAACTTGTCGCAACGACAACGTATACAACGCTAAAGGCGCTTGTATCATCAGTCACGCTTAGCGCGGCGACAAGTTATGTTTTACTCAAAGCTGACGCAATCGTTGGTTATTTTATTAAGTTTTTAGAACTTTCAGACACCGCACGCGCCTCTGATTCTGCCGTTAAAACAGTTGGCAAAGGCTTAACTGAAACGGCTCAAGCTACTGAAACCTTAATAAAAAGCTACGGCAAAACGCTTAGCGACAACAGCAATGCTTCAGACTTAGCCGCCAAGACCGTTGACAAAGTAGCCTCGGATAGCGCCCAAGCGAGCGACGCTACAACGACAAGTTTTAATAAAACTATTTCTGATACTGCCTACGCAACTGACGACGTAAACGGCGTTGCAGCAGATGATGACCAAGTTATCCAAGTGGTAAAAGTGTTGTCTGAAATTGTTTTGCCAAACGAAACGTTTGCCCGCACCGTTGGCTATAGCCGAGAGTTCTTAGATTCTGCTGTGAGTGCTGATGTTGCGGCTAAAACGTTTATCAAAAACCTGACAGATACAGTTAACGCGTCTGACGATGCGCAGGTTAGTAATGCAAAAATTGAGTCACCTACAGATGGCTCAAGCGTAACTGACCAGACTGTTCTTGGCATTGGAAAAGTAGCTGCCGACAGCTCTACCGCTTCGGATACTTCGTTCCGTGAATTTATCAAGGGGTTGACAGAAACGCCAACCGCAACAGATTCCGCCGTTATTGTGGCTGGAAAAGCTCTTACCGACTCGACTAGCGCATCAGATGCTGGTACATTGGTAAGCCAAGGCTACTGCGATATTACATACTTCGCGGAAGACTACGTAGGAACTAGTCGTACTTTTTAAGGAACCCTCATGAACACAAATGAAAAAATCATCGCTACCGGCGAACTAAAGATAACAGTTACCGCACCTGACGGTACTGTTAAACAAGAAGAAACGGTTAAGAACTTAGTTGTTACAGCCGGCCTT